TCGCACTTTGCTTTGCTGGTTTTTGTAAACTCATCTAAGATGATCACTCCAACAGCTTTTAGCTCATTTGCTCTTATTATCGTCTCGCTTTTTAAGGTTGCTTGCTTGCCGTTTTCGCTGCGTAAGATAAGCCCTTTTGGCAAATATGTATCGCTGCTTCTTGGCATAGAGAGCGTAAATTCACTCTGCGCGGTTGGCTTCTCTCCTTTTAGGCGCTCTATGCCGTATATCGCTACGATATTATCAAGATCGCTTCCACTTGAAAAAGGCAGCAGCATAGCTTTTACCGAGCTATTTATGCGAGCGCGCAAAAGCAGCTCACGGTAAGCCAATGTTTCAAGTAAGGCCGAGTAGTTGTCGCTTTCAAGCAATGAAATTTCGTCATCGTTTAAATGCGCTTTAAAGACGCCTTTGACGCTTTTTAAAATTTCGTCGTAGTTAAGCTCTTCGATAACGCCCGGATACGGTAAATTTTTTAAAAAGCTCATAGCTCTATCCCTATCTCGTCGCCGCTTGTGAGAGCGATCTTAAAATTTAGCCTATGGTCTTTTAGGCTTATTAGCTTTACTTCGTCTATCTTCACTCTTTTTTCCCATCTTTCTACGGCTTCTATGACGTAGCAGGCAAGATCGGCCCTAAACTCGTCGTCTACTTTGCGGTCTATTAGCTCGAACAAACGGCTGCCGTATTCCGGCAACATAACCCGCGAGCCAAGAGGCGTAAGTAGGATGTCCTTAATACTCTCTTTTATATCCGCTAGATACTTTGCCATTAATCCCTCGCAAGTCCGTTATTTGTATGATCGCTTAGATTACCACGCCCATCACTTACACTGCCGCCAAAGTTTGCATTACCACCTGCTGTGATTGAGCCAGTGATCCTTACATCTCCATTTATCTCAAAGCTACCACTACCACCACCGCTTCCTGCTGTATTTATTGACCCTTCAATGAGTGTATTGCCGAGCAGCTTGATATCCCCGCTTTTTATAGTTGTGTCGCTGGCCTCCACCATCACATTCTTAGCCTTTACATTTGCGTTACCACAAGTTATGTTTATAAGCTTTGGAGATGAAATTTCAAGGCAAGAGCTAGAGCTGTCATAGCTCATCTTTATGCCATCTTCAAAGCTTACGCGCACCTTTTTATCCGTCGGCTCCTCTTTGTGCGCGCTTTGGTAGAGTCCGCGAAGTATGACGCCGCTGTTTAGGTTGCCTCTTACCGGCAAGACCAGCACCTGCTCGCCCGCTCTGATAGGAGAGAAGCTCACGGCAAAGGAGTTTGAAAAAGCTTGCAGCACGGGCAAAAAATCGGTAACCATAGAGCCTACGGCTACTCTTGCCTTGTCGCCGCGAACTTCGCTAATCGTTGCTACTTCTATAAAATATTCCCTACTCATCGCCGATATGCTCGCTAAATTTATTATTTTTAATGGGTCGCCTTCGTCTCACGTTTTGTTTTATCTCTTTTACGTCGTCGTGAATTTCGTTTAGTTTTTGGCGGTTTGCGCCGTTTTCGGTGCGTAGCGTCTCTACCAGCTCTCTGGTGGCGACCGTGTTGTTATTTATAGCTTCGTTGCTTCTTACGGAAATATCCACCAAAATTTCGGCGTTTTTGTTTGCGGTTTTGTTTAGTAGCCAAAAGATCACCACGAAGACGATAAAGCCGAAAATCGCCATAAAGACGATAAATTCATTTAGCCCCCATGATCCAGCTAAATTTATTAATCCAGCTGTCTCTCTTATCTCGTCACTAAAATTTAAGCTACTATTTTCCATCCGCTATCCCTATGCATTGTTTTAATAGATCCTCGCACTTTAAAAAATAAATCATCTTTGCTTTGTGTGCTTCAAAGCTACCATCATTGTTTGGCTTATCTGGCATTACGGCGTTGCAGCGCACTGGTGTTAGTTTTTCTTTGTAGATGATGGTTGGCTCTTTAAAAGCACAACCACAAAGAAGCACACCTAATGGCAATAAGCCTAATAGCATCATTTTCATCTCTCGCCCTCAAAGAATAATTCCTGGTAAGCCTTTAGCTTGGCCTCACAACTTTCGTCTTTTAAGTAAATTTTCTCTACTCTCTTAACCTCTTTGATAGGTTTTTGCTCTACCTTTACACTCATCTTTGAAATAGCTTCATTTTGACTTTCAATGACGCTATTTGCTACCTTTAAATTTTGCTTTGACGTGTTAAGATCAAGAGCAATGCTTTTTATCTCAAGGTTCTTTTTATCGATGCTTGCATTTAAAAAATGTATTTTTAGTGCCAAACTACCAATACATAGCAAAAAAACGGCACTAAAAATGATGCAAATTTTGGTATTAAGCAAGTAACCCACTTAGCACCTTCTTTGCTCGGTTCGGCGTTTGTTTTGCCCAAAGGCTATTTAGGCCATTTTTGTAGGCTGCCTCATATTCGCCAGACTTTATGAAATTAAGAGTGGTAACAAACTTTTTCACGCCTGGTACGCCCATTTGATAACACATTTCTATTACCACGTCTTGGACATTTTTTGGCTTGTCTTCTAGCCAAGGAAAAGCTTCACAAACGCTAGAGGCAAGCTTAATTAGCTTCATCTCTAAAATTTGATCTGCTGCCGCTTTACTCATAGGCTCAGCCTTGCCGCCATTTAAAAAGAGTTCGTCTTTACTAAGAGATGAAACCTTAAAGCCATATCCGACAGTATCAAAGCCCAAAGTATCTTTATATACGTAGCTTTTAAAGCCTTCGTTCTCTTTTATATTTTCTTTTAATGACATTTTGACCTCGATCACTCTTCTTTTGACTCCAAATTATCGTCTTGATCAGAGGATTTGTCCTGATCTTGCAACTGTGTATTTGAGTCATTTTCTTCAAAAACCTCTATCATTGAGGAGTCCAAATACTTTTTAGCTTCGTTTTGATTAAGGGTGATTGTCTCACCCTCTTTAACGAAATTTCCCTTTACGCATATATTGCCTTTTGCTATATACCTCATGCTCGCTCCTCTATGCCTTACTCATAAGGCTAGCCCATTTTTTAACGACTACTTCATAATCAGTAAATACATCAAATACGTATTTTAAGGCTCGCTCTTCAGCGTCATACCAGCGGTTACGACGGATGTCTAAAACTACTCCTAAAACTAAGTTTTTAAGTGGAGTAGCTAGATAAGTGCCTTTTGGCATAAGAGGAGTTATTTCAAATGGAATGCCAAGTATTTGGTTGGCTCCGCCTTGAACGAGATGAAGCGGCGAATTTAGTGCGCTTAGCTCTTTGTTGTATTCTTGAACGTCGGAAGGGTTTATCAAAATCCTAGCTTCGCTTACGATGTCCGGGTCTATGGATCCAACTAATGCACTCAGTCTATTTGATACCTTTTCTGATGCTGCATAGGTTAATTTAACTGCGTCGCTAGAGTCCTTGACTACTTGTAGCCAGCCTTTATGTAGCGTCTTAAAAGTTCCGTCGTAAGTATCGCTCTCTCCTATAAAGCCAAGAAGCGCCAAATCGTTACCGAAAGCCTTGGCAAATGCGTCAAACGTTTCTTTTTCAAAATTAGGGTTTGACTTATTGTCTTCTAACGCGTCTTGCAAGATGCGAGCGAATAACTGAACGCTTTTGGCATCTAGCTTTGCACCTACTTTGCTTAAAGCCGATCTTTGTGAGTCGTTTGGTTTTTCGCCACTGGCTACGCGCACCAAAATTCCTTTTGCTACGTCCCATGCGTCGAGCTCTTTGGTAAGTCTACCCATTTTTTCAGTATGGATTTTTTGCAAAAAGCCGTTATTTTGCTTAATAACGTCTATAAAATTATGCGATTGCTCAGGTGTAAGTGAGCCCGAGAGAGTAACGTTAGTGGCATTCATAGAGCCTTTTAAAATATCGTTTAATCCGTCCATTATAGTATTCCTTTGCTTGCGTGATTTTGCGTTTTTTCGATCGTTACGTCTTGTTTTGATTTGCTTAACTCGCTTGTTATCGCGTCAAGTTTAGCGGTTAGCTCGCTTACCGATTTTTCAAGCGTTTCAAGTTTTGCCTCATTTGCACTAATGCCAGCTTTTACAAGCTCGGCAACTCTATTTTCATCCATCGTTTCTCCTTTGTTGTTTGAACTTTCTTTTTTAAAATTTTCGCTTGAGCCGAAAAACTCTTTTAGCGCCGCTATCACGCCGCCTTTTGTGACATCTTCTTTTTCGCTCCCCTTTATCACTCCACTGCCATACATTGATAGTCCAGTTATCGTTCCGTTTTTTATCATCTCTCGCAGCTCCTCATCTTCTATTTTGATGCCTACCGCCCACGCTCCCTCTTCATTAAAGAATTCATCTTTGCTTTTTACTATCCAGCTTTCGCATATATAGGCGTCTGCGATATTAAAATTATGATTTACATCTATACAGTAGCTAAGGTCCGATCTCTTCATAAAGTTATAAGCAGCCCTTTTGATTTCATCAGCATTTGCAAAATCTCCTTGAGTATCCACTTCGTCTGGGGCATAAACTATCCCATAAACAACTCCTTGTTCTGCATCGCTCTTTTTAAAATCGACTCTTAATAGCTCGTTAAAATTCTCATTTTTGTAGATAATTTTTTTATTGTTAGCACCTGCTGATACCAGCGAAATTAACTTGATTTGCATATCGGTTATCTCTCTAGCCACTGCTTACTCCTTATTTTTTCCGCCATTTTCGCCAAAAATAAGATTTTAAAAAACCTAAATAAGACATATATGTCTTATCTTGCTAGAAAGCGAAAAATCTTTATCGTAGAATTGGATTAAAAATTTTTAGGATAAATATGGATAGAATTTTTAAAGCAGCGCAAGGTAGCGCACAGCTTACTGAAGAAAGCAAAGACTCACAAGGCTTAATAGAGCCGTTTTTTAGCTTTGATAGATTGCTAAGTCTTTTTTACGCCAATACCTATCACAGGCGAGCCGTGCAATTAAAAGCATCACTGTTGTCTAATATAGAAGATGGCTCAAAGCTTGAAGGTGGCGTTATGACGCCCAAAGATTTTTTATATGCGTTTATATTAAATCTTGAAATTTTTGGAAATGCTTTTGTTGAAATTGCGGGTAAAAACCTTTATATACTTCCCTCTATCGAAGCTAGAGTAAACGAAAACAAAGAAATATTTCAAGTAAAAAACAATAAATCAATAGCGCTTAACGCAAAACACTTATATTATTATTCTCCAAACTCTAGATTTTACGGAGAGCCTGATTATTTGGCAGCCATGCTCTCAATTCTAACCAATCAAAAAGCCGATAGCTTTAATAACGCCTTTTTTGAAAACTCCGCCCGAGCCGATACGGCCATAATCTTTGAAAATTCAGAGCCTGATGAGATGCAGCTTAACGCCTTTAAAGAATTTTTCGGCTCAAATTTTAAAGGGGCGGGCAATGCGCACAAAACATTGGTTTTAACCGCAAACGGCGAGAATGCGAAAGTGCGTATCGAGGATCTAAGCAAGGTAAGCGATATTAGTTTTGAAAAGCTTAAAAACCTAAATAGGGACGAGATCATAGCCGCGCACGGAGTACCGCCTAGAATGGTCGGAGTAATGACCACCGGACAGCTTGGAGGCGGCGGAGAGGTAACCGGACAGCTGCACAGCTTTAATGAACTTACGATCATCCCAAAACAAGAGCAAATAGAGTGGTTTTTCGATAGTATCGGCTATCCGATCAAGCTTAAGCCTATCGATGTAAGCAACTTTAAAGACGACGGAGAGCTGGTAGCTGGGCTGGTAAGCAGCGGCATAATTAGCCTAAACGAAGCGCGCGGAATTTTGGGTTATAACAAATAAAGCGTTTTGAGCCGTTTTAATAGTAAAACAATGCAAACGTATCTTTAAAATACGTTCGTTGAAATTGAAGCCGTTTTGAAGCGTTTTGAAGGTGGTTTTTGGTTGCTAGCCAAAGGCGAAGCATAAATGCAAACTGCTTTGCGTTTATGCCAAAAACCAGTGAGCGAGCATATCAACGCGATGCGAGCGATGTATCCGACTCTGCGACTTTGAGCGAAGTGTATATGATTTTAGAACTTGTTTAATCGCTCAAACAAAGCAGAGCAGAGTATAAAATAAATAAGGAAAATAAGATGCAAAATATCATAGATGAAATTAGACGCTATAACAAATTAAAAATGATAACCGACGACGAAATAATACCCTATATAGAAATGGCGGAGTCTCAGATAGGCAAATACGCCATAGAAGAGGCTAGCAAAACAAAAGCCGCCGCTTTTTATACGTTAGCGCTTTTAGGACAGAAGCTTTGGCTTAAAATCCAGCAGCGCGCAAATGAATACGACGAAAGCTTAGACACTTTTAAAGACGTTAAGCAGTGGGAGGAGTATTGGATGGATAAATTTTACAAACTTACGACAAAGAAAAATACGAGCGGATATTTTTATGCCGCTGTTTAAGGAGAGAGTATGGAAGTAGAGAATATCAAGACCGAAAAAGAGCTAATTGCGTTTTGCGAAAAATTAATTTTAAAGCACGAGGACGATTTTAAAATTTTCGTTTCCGAAAGAAGCGCGCTTAACCATGCGCAGTATAAAGCCGTCTTGACCGTTATTGTTCCCATTAGCGCCGGAGAGGCTGTATTAAAAGAGCTTATGGGTCTAACTCCTCTTTTAAATTTTAAAAACTCAAGCGTAGATGCCACGGATGAGCGGGGCGTTGATATACTAAATTTTGATTTTACGTTTGATTTTATGCGCTCTTGTTTGGAGGATGAATAAATGGCGTATTCTAAGCAGACAAAAGAACTCGTTTTAAATTTAATCTCCTCTGGATACTCGTTGTCTGAAATTAGCAAAGAATACAGGATCGACGTATCTACTCTGTCGCGTTGGAAAGGCAAAGAGGATAAACAAGGCCGCCTAACCGCTCAAAATTTAAAAGCTCAAATCGCAGAGCTTAGCAAAGGCAAAAGCAGCGACAGCAAAGCAAAACAAATAGCGATGCTCTCCGCGTCTTTATCTCGCCTTGAAGGTCAAAAGGCAAAAGAGGCGAAGGTAAAAAACAAGAAAAAGCCTACCACCATAATGAACGCAGACTATGAAAGCCTAAAGGCTAAAGCTATGGACGAGGGCGGGCTTTACGGTTATCAAAAAGATTTTATCAATGACACGTCTCAGTTTCGTATCGTGCTAAAATCCCGCCAAATAGGTTTTTCATACGCCTCAAGCCTTGATGCGCTGCTTGGAGCCGTTGCGGGTCGTAATCAGCTGTTTTTGAGCGCGAGCGAAGAGCAAGCTAGGATTTTAATGAACTACCTAGACGGATGGGCCGAGAAATTCGGTATATTTTTCGTTAAAAATAGCGAATACGAAAAGAGCCTAGATAGCGGCGCTACGATTAGGGTTATGGCTCATAACTTCCGCACAGTGCAAGGTTTTACGGGCGATATTTGGATGGATGAGTTCGCTTGGTATCCAAATCAAAAGCGAATCTGGCATGCTTTCGTGCCCTCAATCGGCGCGGTAGCGGGTCGCCTCACTATCCTATCTACGCCGTTTGAAGAGAATTCGCTATTTCACGAGCTATTCGACAACGAAACAAAATACTATATGTTTTCAAGGCATAGAGTAGATATTTACAGGGCCATAGAGGATGGACTAAATTTCGATCTTGAAACTATGCGCGATCTTTTTGACGCCGATACGTGGGCGAGTGCTTACGAGTGCCAATTCATAGACGACGAAAACGCGCTTTTAAGCGTGGAACTTATAAAAAGTTGTATAAAAGACTATGCGCCAGCACTTCCCGCCAAAAGCGTCCCGCAATACGCGGGATTTGACGTCGGCCGCACCAAAGATAGATCTGCTCATATAGCCGTATACGACGAAGGCGGCGTAAAGAAGCTAAGCGTGTTAGACGTTATCGCCAAAGCAAGCTTTGAAGCGCAAGAAAATTTACTCATCGACTTTTTACGTTTCAATCCTTTGGCTATGCAAAAGATAGATAAAACCGGTATCGGCATGAGCGTAGCCGAAAAGGTAAAAAGGCGCTTTCCTTCAAGGGTGCAAGGGGTCTATTTTACGCAAAGTAGCAAAGAGGCTATGGCTCTAAATTTAAAAAAACACTTTGAAGATAAAAGCATAATCATCCCAAACGACCCGGCATTAATAGCCGATCTTCACGCTATAAAGCGAAAAGCGGGCGCTAAAAGCTTTATTTACGATAGCGACCGAAACGAACACGGCCACGCAGACCGCTTTTGGGCGCTAGCTCTCGCGCTTAGCTACTTTGAAAAGGTAAGGGACAAAAGAGGTAAGGCGTATATAATACCCGGCAGATAAGGGGCTTTACGCCCCTATTTGATTAAGTTTTTCTATCTTGTCGTATAGCTGAAAGTGAAGTTCTCCGAAAGCTTCTTTTAACTGCTCTAAATCAAGCTCGTCTGCGCCTAAATACCAACCTTGCAAGATAGAGGCTAAAAACATCATATAGCTTTTTACGTCGTTTATATTATCTAGCTCTCTTACAGTTATGGTTTTCATAGTGCGCTCCTTATGGCATTTTTTACAGCAGTATCGCTTCGCTCTACCTTGCGACAAATCTCAGCCTGCGATAAGCCGCTTTTATAAAGCTTAATAATCTCGTCTCGTTCGTCCTTACTTAAACGACTTGATTTTTTAACTATATCGCTATTTGTTTCAAATTTCTCGCGCAAGAGAGCGTTTTCTCTCTCGATAGCCTCGAAGTATTTCTTTTTATATTCGTCGGCTTCGCTTGATTTTTCGCTTAGAGCAGTTAAAATTTCGGTAAATTTATCGTTTGCTATGCCGCCGCTTTTTATCATCGCTTCCATTTTATTAAAAGCGTTGATAAACTCTATCTTCCATCTATAAGCCTTTTCACCTGTAAATCCCATAACTAGAAGCGAAAAGCCATCACGGGTTATTTTATAATATGGCTCGCTTCGCACAGCAACCCCAAATTTAGCGGTTCGCTCCGTTAGCGAAAAATTACGCTCACGGAAAAAGTCAGCTGGAAATTCAGCTATTTTTGCTAGAATATCGGCGTGGCGGGTCTCTCAAACAGCCCCCCACTCCAAAAAAACAACAAACAGCCCCCCTATCCGCTGCTTCAAACTCTACATTCTGACCATTTATAACGATAACCTCGTTCATTTACTATCCTTTGAATTAATTTTATGAATGTTTATCGCGATATACGCGAGTAACAAAACCTCTAAGACTTCTAAAATTTCGCTCATTTTAAGCTCCTTTCTATGATATAATTACGCAAGGACAAGGTAAAAACACTAAGGGCTTTCGCCCCTAGCTCTCTTAAATCCAGATTTTAAGGATTTTTGAGATTAGATAAACCAAGACCGCTATCTTGATTAAAACATCTAAGGTTTTCATCTTGACCTCCTTTCTTATTTTATACTGGCATTATAATATATTTTATACCTTTTGTCAATATCAAAGTATATTTTTTAATCTTTATTTTGATTTTTTCTTTTTAAAAGTATTTAAAAGGCACTCAAAAGATATTTAAAAGGGTGTTTAAACCCTTTTAAATAGTATTTAAAGTGAGTTTATAAATTTTTTTATTGAGGCTTTTAATTCTGTAAATTCGTTATTTTGCAGTTGTAGTTCGTGATTTTTTAAAAGTAGTTCTAGCGATTTTGTTAATTGTTCGCTAATATTGCCACTGCTTGAAGCAGCTTTTAATGCACTCTCGGAATATCCTATGAGTTCGCCAAGCTCTTTATAGGTTAGATTTAGCTTTTTAGCGGTATCTCTAACTAAATTTTCCATATATCTCCTTTCTTCTAAATTTAAAAAATTATACCTAATAACTACTTAAAAGTTTATAATATATACTTTTTTAAAAAGATTTTCTACGAGCTTTTAGCCATAATCGAAAAACATAAAAAATAGGGCTATGCTAACCCTATCTTGCTCAATCCGTAACTAAAAAGAGTATTTACCGCTATTTTTAGGCTCTCATTCGCTCCGGCTTTTGAAAGCTCTTTTAGGCTCTCTCCTATACTTTTGCGATCGCTATCTACGCTTTTTGGAGTAGATTTTAAAAGCTTTAGACCTTTCATCGTGAGCCTTGCGTCGTAGTATGAACCAAAGCCCGAGCTTTTAGCCGTCATTATCTCGTTTTCTAGCAACCAGCTAACGGTAGCCTCAAAAAACGTTAGTTCTTTCGCGTCGTCCATAACGCCGTCAATCGTTTCCAAAAACTCTCTCATAGTGTTTTTTATACCGAAACGCTCCGGTTCTAGTTCGCATTTGATAGGAAATTCCCCGTAAAGCTCGGCTAAAATTTTGCCTACTAAAATATCGAATTTATCTATGTTATTCCTCATTTTTTACCCTTTTAGAGTTATTTTTATCTCTTTTACTATCTCTTTGCCTACATTTTGCGTTAGCTCGTCGCTAGCGCGTTTCAAGCCGCCGTTTTTGTAGATATTCCAAGCGTTTAACAGATATGGATTTGCCTTTATGCCGGGGTGTTTTACCTTTTTACCAAAAAATAATCCCGCCTTTTTATTGGCTAAAGCTTTTTTATTTTTGGGTTTTATAGTATAAGCTCTTGTACCACTATGGACATATTTGGCATATTTTATTTTTAAGGTATTTCCTATTTTCACTTCACTAGCATTTGCCTCAAACACCCTTATGTCTCTTTTGAGATTGCCTGTTCTTATAGGTGCTGTTTTTTCTTTGGCGACCTGCGCTACGCCCGAACCCACTCTAAAAAGGAAGTCTTTTAAATATTTGTCGATATTTTTCATTTTATACTTTGAAATTTTCTTTTATGTATTCTAATGCATCTATGAAAGTACCGCTAAAACTCTCTTTTTTTATCCAATTGTCGCCACTTTTATCAAGATCATAAACAACAAACTTACAAGTTTTATTAAACATGGCGATCTTTTTACATTCACTTATAGCCTCATCACTTGGGAGGACAATGTCATAAATCCAGGTAATATCATCATTAAGTACTTCAAATTGAGCAAAAATTTCAATCTCCATACCTTTACCCAAACTGGCGTTTTTAGCGCTCTCTATCGTCCAGCCGTTACCTAGGCAAATATTGCAAATTTCCATTTTATAATCTCCGCTTTATCTAAAACCGCGCTTCTTTTAAAATATCTTTCCAGATTATCGCTCGGTTTAAATATATTATATAAATAATCACCATCAAACACCATAAAATAGCCGTTTTGGCTCATAGCTACGCTTCTGTTTGCATGTCCTCTGTGTGGAGCTATCTTTAAGATAGAGTTGAGTGCTTTTATAGTATCTATTGGGCTTACGTTTCTTTTTGATGAACTTACAGAGTGATTGTAAGTCTTTTTGTTTGCATATCTCTCAACACCCATTTTATCTATATGTTTTATAATCTCGTTTTCGTAAAGCGGTTGCGTATTTCTCATCTTTACGCCATCTATCTCTTCTTCATCAACCCACACCGGTATGGCTTCCGTGCGGCAGCGGAAGTGATAAGGCGGAAGACCGAAATTACTATCCATCTTATCGCTTTTACCTAGATACGCGTCGCTTTTCCACGCTGCGGCCGCTTTTTTGCTAGCTAGGCTATTTGCGTTTAGTATTTTTTTCGCTTGTGCTTCAAGATGTGTGGCTGGGATTATGCGTCCGTGCATCGAGCGGCAAATTTGCGTAGTCCTAGCGTCCATAATAGCTAAAATTTTATAATATTTTACGCCGTATTTAGCCCCTTGCGTTACGGTAGCGACGTTTCTAGCCTGCAATGCTATATGATCGCTCACGCCTTTAAAATAGCTCTCGTCCGCGCTTATTATAGAGCCAAATTCTCTTTTTAACTCCGCGCCAATCTCATCAAGCTCTATCTCGCCTTTAAAAACGCCCTCGATCTTATCTTTTAGCCTGCTTTGCAGATTTTCGTTATACTCTTTGCCCATCCAGTAAAAGCTCTTTCTCATCGCCTCCACTGCATCCGCATCTATCTCGTCAAATACGAACGCTAGAGTTTTATTCATGCTTTCGGCCACTTTTTTTAGCGCTCTTTTGGATAAGATGATATATAAATTTTCAAGATCGCTAGGAAGCACATCTATGTTTGCACTTTTGGCTTTATTTAAAAGTAGCTTTTTTAGGGTTTCTTTGTCCGTATTTTCGGTGCTAATAGCTAAAATTTCGGCCGTTATGATTTCTAGCTTTTCGATCTGCGCAGCGGTATAGTTTTGTAGTAAAATTTCCGCTTGATCGCTTGTTTTTAATATCTTATATCTAGTTAAGGCTTTTAAAAATCTCATTTTTTACCTTTGCTTTCTTTACTTCTCGGCGGAAGTAATTCCGCCTTTTGATGAAGGGCTACGCCCTTTCAAAACCCCTAAAGCCCTGCCTTACGGCGGGTTCCCGTTTTGATTTTTCCTTTTACTTTACCATTTTACCTTCGATGCGCTCTATATATTCGGCGTATTCTATTAGTTCTTTATCTTTTATGGGCTTTTCTTCGGTCATCCAGCTATATCCACAGCCCTCACATCTTCTCATTCTTATATTTTTTAGTCCCTTAATCGTTTTTAAAACGCTCGTTTTTTCGCATGCGCATTTAGGACAAAGCATTTTATTTATTCTCCATCTTTTTTAAAACTATAAGCGTTTTTGAGGCCTCTCTCTTTTTTATATACTCTATTTTTAGGTATAAATTTTTAGTTATCCGCTTTATGAAAAATAGCAAGGCCTTGTCGCTTTTATCATTAGCCACTCTTTGCCAAAGAGATTTTATGGCATATATTTGACTTTGCGTTGCAAACTCTGCTGTGCTGGACTTTGGATTATCTTTACCATCCATAACGGCTATTAAATTTATAAGCTCTTTTATTTTTAACTGCGCGCAGCTTTTTACGTCCCAAGCACTTAAAAATTCTTCCCATGCGTCATTTTGTTTTGCGTGTTTATAAAACGGGTGCGTATGGATGATCGCCAAAAGCTGCTTTCTATAAATTTCTTCTTTTTTGCTCATTTTATAAGCCTCTAAACCATAAATGTTTTTCTAAAAATCCACGGGTTAAACCACTACACCTAGCTAGCTTAGATACGTTTAGCTTGCCGTTTTTAAAGCGGTAAAAACTAAGATCGTAGCTTAGAACATTATTAAGTTTAGCTTGATACAATGCTCTCTTGTTTGCGTGTAGATTATTGAGATGAATTCTTTGTTTAGTTGTCAAACCGTCTTTCCTTAAAATTAAACCTTTTAAAGAGCGTTAAAGTGGTTTAAAAC